GTCCGATGATTTAGGGTGTGAGTTGGAGGCATACCCACACGAATTGGAAAGACTTTAATTCTTAATGTTTTTATGTTGTTGATTCTCCCTATAGGTATAACATTTAAATATGTTTATCCTATAGGGGTTTTTTATGTGTTCTAATGGGTTTAATTATACATAATAGGTAAATGTACCATAACACGAATTTAAACGCTTTAAAACGAAAATATTGAGTTATATTTAATCTTACGTGTATGCGTATATAATATTTAATCAATAATTGAAGATTTAGTTAATTGTTAATTAAAAGTTAAAATGATAATTTTACTTGGTAGTTTTAAAATAATTACTTATCTTTGCAACATAAATCAAAAAGGAATAGTCCTACAGAATGAATTAAAACAATTAAAACTATAGAATTATGAACGAACATTTTAGAAAACACGCAATTTCTTTAATGAAAGAAAATGATATTAAAAAATTAACCTTTATCAACAATGAAGGCGATTGGTTAATCGAAGATGTGCCTTATGTTCTTTGTCAAGTAAAAGAAGATATTTTAGACTTGGCAGTTAGTAAGGTTATCTTGAATGATGATGATAAACTACAATTCATTGTAAATGATTGTGATGATGTTTATAGATTAGATGAGGACGACCCATTATATAACACAAATGAATATGTTTATTCAACTATCATAGAACTTTTGAAAAATGGTAACAGATAAAAACGGAACGGAAGTTTATTGCGGTGACTTGGTACGCTATAATAGTGATAGTGAAGGTTTCTGCGAAGGTGATAATGAACTGACATGGGTTATTATCAGAATGAGAGATAATGATGTGGCAGGTGATAGTGAAATATATATCCAAAGCGGTTGGGAAAAACGTCTTGCTTATTCTTATGATATTGAAAAGATAGAAGACGAAAACGAATAAGTTATTACTTTCATAATTTCTACTCTATCAACGTTATTTAATACATTGCGTTGGTAGGGTTTTATTTTGTATCTGACGGCTTTAATACATAAAGTTGATAACTTATAAAGAAGTGATTGTTAAACACGCTTAAAACGCAAAACATAGTATCTTAAGAAGATAAATGTTAATGATATGTTAAATATATATTTTTATTTGTTTAATTGAAAGTTTATTATTATCTTTGCAGACATAAATCAATAACAAAATAGAATTATGAAAGAAGTTAAAATAGGTGCGTGTGCAGTAAAGAATTATTCTAAAGGAATAAAGGTTACTTTAGATTTTGGTCTTAACACTGATAATGATAGAGTATATCAGTTCGAAGGTAAAATGTTGTCTGATTTTGAGGACGAGGAAGGCAATGTCAATGAGGAGGAATTACTCGATTATGTTGCAACTTGTTTAGACAAACGCAATAGAAAGTAATACACACTTTCCAAACAAATTAAAAGAACTATATTATGTATCAAGATATTAGAAAGCAGACTATTGCACGTATGAAAAAGAATCGTACGTTTATTGTAGAGTTTAGTGATAGGAAGTTAAATGAACGACCATACATTGAAGTATTATCAATTAATAATGAACAAGTATATTCGTGTGTGGTAAAAAGAGTTTCTTATAATAAGAAAACAGATAAATTCTATTTTACGTCCACTAATTTACTTAATGGAGAAATGGTTACATCATCAGAAGATAGTGTATTATCAGATGATATGTGTGAAAAAGTTTTTACTAACATATTGGTTTAAGATTATGAATCAAATAAATATTAATAACCTTCAAATTGAAGTATATCAAAAGGAGGATAATCTTCCCGACACTTGTACAACATTTATTACACAAACAAAACCTATTGCGAAGAGTGTTTTAGAGAGTGTATTTGGAGAACCGACAAAGGACAAATTAAGTAAAGATAAGAAGGTACATTACACGTGGTTAATTCGTGTTAATGAGAAGTTATTTGAGTTGCACGATTGGAAAAGTGGAAAGTGTGATGATGACGAGCCTGTTACATGGAGTGTTCGAAGTGAGGACGCATCAAAAACTTTGCAGGATGAGTTTATTAAAACACTCAACATCTTCAGTATATATAAATACTATTTCAATTAACATTTATTAATACGAAATATTTGCGCAAGTCAAATTATATACTTATCTTTGCAAACGTTAATCAGTAATATTGCTGACACAATTAAAATAAACAAATAGAATTATGAACGTAATAGAAGACTTTGCAAAACAATTAAAGAATGAAGTTATTTCATTAATGAATGAGAAAAATATTAATGAAGTTACTTTGATTGATTATAACAATACAAGTAGAGTTACAAAGATTGTATCTATTGTTGTAAAAATCAATAGAAATTGGGTTGCTTTACCAGTTGAGAAAATTATACTTTCAGAAGGTAATAAAATTGAGTTTGAAACAACAGATGATGACGAAACATTTATCTTCAATGAGGAGGATATTGACGAAGGCAGACAAATTGCAGTTTATAAGGCAGTGAGAAATTTATTAAAACAATAAGAATTATGGAAATATTAGAAAGTTATTGGGATACGATTTATATTTGTGACGAAACTCTTATCAATATGGGTTATGGTCCTTTCTTTAATGACGAGAACCCACGTACTGAACACGAGTTCACAATGTTGTTTAAGGACGGAATTGCAGAGGAGGTAAATATTGTAAATGATGTCCCCGAAACTAATACGGACAAAGATAGTATTATCTTGGAATATCCACGTAAAATGGACCTTTCCGAAAAGGATATTAAGGGTATTGAAGGGATGTGTGGTGTGGTTGATTATTATCATATTGCTTTGCTTTATGGTAAACCAAAATACCGACATATGTTAAATAAGTGTTAAATACTTAATTTTATTTGGTAGTGTGAGGATAATTTCTTATCTTTGCACTATCAATTAAAAACAAACAATTAAAACATTTAAGAATTATGGGACAATATTTTAAACCTGTCATTATTGACAAGAAGGATAGTAAGAAAGTAGTTGCATCATTACATTCACATGACTTATGTTGTGGTGCTAAATTAATGGAACATAGTTATGTTGGCAACAGATTCGTAAACACATTTGCAACTCTCATTAATGATGAGGACGGAAAGTATAAAGGTTATCCTATGGCATGGGCAGGTGACTATGCGGACGAAGTGGACGGAAAACATAACCATTGGGATATTGCACGTATCAATAATACTGATGAGGATGTAAAGGACTTGAAGATAAATGAGTACCGCTACTTTATCAATAAGACAAAGAAGGAATTTGTCGACATTGAAGATTGTCCAAGTGGTAAGACAAGTGATGATTTAGCCGTACATCCACTACCTATCCTTACAAAGTTAAGTTATGATAAAACTCACGATTACATCCCTAACGAAGGGGAACTGAAATTTGTTGGCTCATGGGTAATGGACGTTATTGTATCAAGCAACAAATGTCCAAACGAGAAGACATATAAGCGTATTAAACCAAATTTCCATTTGTAAGATATAAGATTATGTGTACATTTAGAGATGTAATAAAGTCCAACTTATTAAAGAATTGGAAACCTATAAAGTTCAGAAAGCGAGAAATCCTTTCTGAACGCTTGAATGAAACTTTAGGGGGACTTGCAACAGAGATAACACTAAAGGACGTTAAAGACAACGTATCAGTGCTTAAACTGACCTTTGGGGATAAAAAGGAAGAGTTCGAAGTTGCATGGAAACAAACCGATAATAGTTGGCATTCAATCTCAAATATAGAATAGATAAGTTTTGTAGTTTTAAACGTTGTACCGCAAGGTAATCACAATGTAGTAAAAGTTAATATTAGTTAGTTAATTATTTTTCAAAACCATAACCGCTTGAGATAAGTAGTTATGGTTTTTTATTTTATTAACATAAATAATTTGGTAAATTGAAATAAATTGTTTAACTTTGCATACGTAAATCAATAACAAAATAGAATTATGAACACGAAATATAAAATAAGAACGGATATTTCAAAAACCTTTAGGGGTAAAACAATATATCGTATAGAGGCACTCAAGGACTTTGGGGACGTTAAAAAGGGTGACTTGGGCGGTTGGATTGAAAAAGAATTTTTTCTAAGCGAAAAAGGAAATTGTTGGGTATACGATAACGCTATTGTTATTGGAGATAGCATGATTATGTGTAACGCTAAAGTACGTGATAATGTTATCATCTATGGAAGTGTTGTAATTGACGGAAATTCTATTGTAAAAGACAATGCCATGATATGTGGCTATGTAAAAGTTAACGGCAAAGCGATTATAGAAGGAAATGCAGTTGTACGTGGTCATGTAACTATTGAAGGTAGTGCCAAAGTATGCGACAAAGCAACAATTAAAGATTATGCAACATTAAGCGGTAATTGTATTGCCAAAGATAACTCTATCATTGGAGGTTATGCAGAAGTAGGTGGTTTTGCGGTAATTGGAGGTAATTCTAAAATTAAAGATAATGTAACTATTGGCGGTAAAACAAAAACTACTGATAATGTTATTATTAAAGGTAAAGCAATTATGTCCGCAAATATTATCTTAATGGATAATGTTATTATCGCAGGTTATTTTGTATTAGAATTAACTGATAATAAGTTAATTCGTTTGGGAGGAGAGATTGAACTTTCAGAAACTCTATATTGGGGTGATGATTTGATATGATAATTTTTAAACTAATAAAAAATTATGAAACAGATTAAGAAAATTTACGTTTTAACGTTGGAGGAAAAAGTTAAGTTTACTAATGATGTATTAGTACTTGGTACATTTAGTAATGAAAGAAGTGCTAAACAAGCAATGAAGGAAACATTTGAAACTATTTACGAGAGTGAATATTCCAAAATGAATAAGAATGATTATATTATTACAAAGAGTTTGATATAAGAGATAGTTTCTTTAAATATAACGAACAACATCTTTTAGTTAGCGGAAACGCAGAAGATGTAATGAAGGATATTAATTCTGACATTGATAAAATTATAGAATATAACGCTGACGAATTATAAAACAAATATACATACTTAAATAAGTACAAATAGAGTATGTATGATAATTATATAAGATTAAATTAATTTTTAAAGCAAATAAATATATAATAAAAAGTAAAATATAGATATGGAAAATTTATATGATAAGTGGGAAACTTTGTCACCAGTAGAGAAATTTCAATATGCGGAAGAGTATTGGGACGCTGTAGAGTCACCAAACAAATGGTATGCAATGAGCGACTTTGATAATCAATTTGCAGACTACTCACCATTTGAAATTGCACGCAAACTTGCAACGGGAAAGTTTAATCCATACGACAGTTTCTTTAAATATGACCACAACGGAAATGTTATAAGTGGTACATCAGCCGATGTCATGGTAACTATTAATGATAATATTGATGAGATTATTGATTACTTTGAGGAAAAAGAATATTAAAAAACAAACAGAAATAACGGATAATAGGGATAGTAATTTATATTGCTGTCCCTTTATTGTTATATTATATATACACATACGCACGTATAATATACATAAGCAATAACCAAACAATGACTTATATAAGTACAAGTAGAACACATGTGTTAACTTTAATTAACTATAATAATTTTGTTGAATGAAATAAATTACTTAACTTTGCAACATAAATCAAATGGGAATAGTCCCACAAAATATTTAAAATAATTAAATTATGGATAAAGAATTAATAAAGTATGGTTTAGTTTGTCTTTTAACTATATTGTTAAACGTGGCAAATCTTGTTGCTTTGTGTACAAGTCAGAACCCTTTTACATGGGTTATTATTATAGTTGTCTATTTTTTGCTTTTGGCAATTATCCACATTGAAGACATCTATAATAAAATCGGTGAACATTACGTGGAAAAGAATTATGGACACAATAGATATTAAAACAAAGAGTAGTTTTTATTGTTAAAATAATGTTAAATACTTTATTTTATTTGCATAACTCAAATTAATTACCTATCTTTGCAACGTAAATCAATAACAAAAGGTATAACAACGGACTACCTAAATAAAATGTCCGTTAAATTAATTATCATTGAATTATGAATAATACAACAAACATCGAAAGCGTTTACAAATTGATTAAGACTATTAGCACAAAGTTTGGTTCTGCAATGGTCGTGAAGTCAGAGCCTAAATTTAGGGGAGGTAAAAGTTGTCCTTTCGTTGGACGTGTCACAAAGATGACACTAATTACTAATTGCCGTTTTGGTAGTTATGTGAATAGTGTAAACGCAACTTTGGAAAAGAAGGGAATAGAAACAGAATATAAAGCAGCACCACGCAAAGGAATGCACTTTGTAGAAGGTATGTATCCTTATATCCTTCAGTCTGATAAAGATAGTGAACAATACTATATTACAATGAATTACCGACCTTCTGACAAAACCACATTTGAACACGTCTTTGTGTTGGATGGCAATGTTGTAATAGACGACACCACACGTGCGGAAATTGAAGGTTGGATATATGTTGCACCAAAAAAGGAAAATACCAAGCAGGCGGAGGTAGGACTTGAAAGCGAGGAACAAACGAAAGTAGTTACGTATAAACTACAAAACATTATCAACATAGGCAAAGCACACGACTTAAAAATGTTATGGGAAATGTTGGTGAAGTAATATAAATTGAAGGTAGTATCTTTTAGGTACTACTTTTTTGCTTATATATGCTTTATTTCCTTTTTAAGCGGTTTTATTAGAATAAACCTACAATTATACTAAATCATTATTTCAAACGAATACAAAACAAATAAATGACTTAATAGCGTATGTTATTATATTATTATATATATGCACACATGAAGGAATAATATCTATTTATTAATAAAAGTTAACGAAATAAAGATTTTTAGTAAAATGTTTGGTAGTTTCAAAATAATTGCGTACATTTGCATCGTCAATCAATAACAAAGGGGTTAACAACCGACCACCCTATTTTAAGCATCGGTTAAAATTAAATCATTGAATTATGATGACTTTTGCACAATTTGAGAACGAATTTAACAACCTTTCAAATAACAAACAAGTAGAGATTTTCAACAAGTTTTGCGACAAGTATAATCTTACAGAACAATTCTATGGTATGAGTTCTTTGGATGACTTCTTGATGAGTAGCACACCTTTGGAGGTGCTTAATGGTCTTGATGAAGGTTTTGATAAAGATAAAGACTATATCCAACAAAATGGATATGGAAATTACGAATCTTTAAGAGGTATAGAAGTAAGGTTATATATCA